CATAGACCCCGTTGTCGCAATTTGCCTATATATTCCCCAATTCAATATTATACGTCTTAAAGTATTATATAAAAATTAGTATTGACTTATGCGGGATGTTGTGTTATAATAGAAGTGGCAGTTAAAAATATACTATACAGCATATAGCATTGACACGCAGAAAAAGTATGATATAATATGAACAGCAGGAGGTGTTGCGAATGGATACAAGTGGTGTAGTCCAGTTAATTTCAAGCCTTGGGTTTCCAATAGCGTGTTGCATTGCTATGTTTTGGCAGAACAACAAACTGAGTGAAAGTCACAAGGAAGAAACAACAAAACTGAATGAAGCTGTCAACAATAACACGATAGCTCTGAATCACTTAATCGATAAGTTGGGGGGCAGTAGTAGTGATACTTAAAGATTGCATTTTTCATTCGAACGGCGCTTATAAGGCGGCACAGCGTATAAAGCCCGTTGGAATAGTCGTACACAGCACGGGATGTGATAACGAAATGTTACGCCGTTATGTACAGCCTAATATAGCGAACGCTGAGGGAAAAGCTATACTTGCTGACCTCGGTCGAAATATGTACGACAATCATCACAATCAAGAGTATATCAACGGTGTGTACAACGATATTTGTATGCACGCATATATCGGTTGTAACGCTAACGGAGTTGTTGAAGTCTATCACACTCTGCCCTATAACTACGCTTGTTGGGGGTGTGGTAGCGGCTCAAAGGGCAGTTATAATTATGCTCCTTATCCTCATATCCAGTTTGAGATATGTGAGGATAATCTTAAAAACAAGGCATATTTTGACAAGGCGTTTAACGCCGCAATTGAATACTGCGCATATCTTTGTAAAAAGCTGGACATAAATGTTGAAAACATTGTAAGTCATAAAGAAGCGGCAAAGGCAGGATATGCAAGCAATCACGGCGACCCCGAAAACTGGCTGAACCTATATGGGAAAAATATGGACTGGTTTAGAACGCAGGTGAGAAACAAGTTAAAAACGACCGCAGACGGTTCTAAAACAAAGACCATATACCGAGTACAAGTTGGAGCATACACAAGCGAAGCAAACGCAAAAGTCTTTTTAGGCAAAGTAAAAAGGGCAGGATTTAGCAATGCTTTTATTACGAAAGTTGAGGTGAAAGAATAATGGTAAAAACTAAGGAAGAAATGCTTGCCGAAATCAAAGCCTATATCGGTGACCGCACCGATGATGAAACTGTATCACTCGTGGAAAACGTAACCGACACTTTATCCGATATGGAAAAGAACGGAAACGTAGAAGCCCGTGTTAAGGAAGTTGAAGATATGTGGCGCACAAAATATATGGAGCGTTTTTTTGATGGCGACAAGGAAGAGAAAATCGCAGAAGTCAAGGAAGAGGAAGAAAAAGACAAGTCAGAGGAAATCAAGATTGAAGACCTCTACACAGAAAAGGAGAGTGACTAACAATGCCGAATATCGACTACAGAGATGTAAAAACTAACTCAAGCGTTGACGTGCTTAACGCTATCCGTAATTCCGCGTCGCAGAATTACAAAGACCATGTTCCGCTTGCGACACCTGACGCAAACACTATACGGAGTATCGGCAACGTAATCATGGATTTTCCCGAAATTCAGAATGAATTTTTATCAGCGCTCATAAACAGAATCGCCGAGGTCAAAGTTACCAACAAGTATTATACAAACCCTTTTGCGGTGTTTAAAAAGGGCAAGCTTAATTTCGGCGAGGTAATCGAGGACATTTTCATCGACCTCGCTCACGTCAAGAACTACAGCCCCGAGAGGGCAGAAACAACCGTTTTTCAGCGTGAGTTTCCTGACGTAAAATCAGCGTTTTATGTCATGAACTATCAGAAATACTATAAGCAGACGGTACAGCCATATGACCTTGAAAACGCTTTTTTGTCTATCAACGGAGTGTCAAGCTTTATCGAAAAAATAGTAACAACTATGTTTACTGCCATGGAGCAGGACGAGTTTTTAACTATAAAATATATGCTTGCATATAGGATTTACAACGGGCTTATGAAGCCGTATGAAATCCCCGCTGTCACTAAGGCAAATATGGAAGAAATTGTTGAAGCTATACAGACAGTGTCTGACGATATGACCTTTTTAAAGAAGGATTATAACCTTGTTGGCGTCAACAACTTTGCTTTAAAGGACGACCAGTATTTAATTGTATCAGCGAAATTTAACGCAAAGCGTAATGTTGAAGTTCTTGCTTCGGCTTTCAACATGGATAAGGTCGAGTTTCTCGGTCATATAAAGCTTATAGACAGCTTTGGTTCGCTTGACATTGAGCGCCTGAATGAACTTTTCAGCGGTGACGAAAATTACCATGAATTTTCACAGCCCGAAATGGAAGCCCTTGACGCTGTGCCTTGTATACTTGTCGATAAGGATTTTTTCCAGATTTACGACAAACTTACGGAAATGAGGGCTATTGAAAACACGGAAGGACTTTACCGTAACATGACCTTACACGCATGGCGCATTTACGCCATATCTCCTTTTGCCAACAATGCGCTTTTTGTTGCGGGAACACCGTCAATCACAAGTGTGACCGTATCTCCTGCGACAGCTACACTGTCAAAGGGCGGAAAGATACAGTTATCCGCGACTGTCGCAAGCGAAAATTTTGCTCCGTCAGGTCTGACATGGACGTCAAACAGCGACAAAGCCACAGTCACAAGCACAGGCATAGTGACAGTATCGGCGGACGCTGTAGCAGACGATGAAATTGTTATAACAGCAACGTCTGTATATGACAGCACAAAATCAGGTACAGCGACAATAACTGTTGCTTAAATAATTTATGCGGGGGCATATTTGCTCCCGCAAATATTATACAAAAGGGGGTATTTTAAATGGCATATATAGCGCCAAACTCAAATGTTTGGATTTGTCGAGGTGTTCCGCTTGACAGTCGCTCAAAATACACATATCGCCCGTCAAGTAAAAATGCGCAGTTTGAAGCTTTTAGTGCTTATAGCGTATATACTTTAACTGCACAAAGCTATATAAGACATAGTAATAATACAATTCGTGTTGCGCTTGCGCCTGACAGCCTTTTAACTTGTAACTATATGATGTTTCGCAATACTTCTTTCGGAAATAAAATCTTTTATGCTTTTATTACTGATGTTGAGTATGTTAATAACGAAACAAGCCTTATAACGTATAGTATAGACAACATTCAAACTTATTTTTTTGATGTGTCTTTTGACGCAAGTTATATTGAACGTGAACACAGTATAACTGATAACATAGGCGATAGCATAACCCCTGAGCCTGTGATTACGTCAGGTCAAGAAGTTATATCTAAATATCAATCGTTTGCGGAGGGTTTAACAGCGGGGGTTTTTACAGTTATTGTAACGTCACATGATTTGTTAAATCCCGTTGTAACTGAATATTTTTTCCAGACCGCAACGCAAGGCAACGTTTCGGGAGCTTGTTTAGCAGGGTCATATAATGTTTGTAACGTTGTTCCGTCAAGTTTAGATGATTTTTACAATGTGGTAAACAATTACATTAGGGTAGCAGGGGAAAACGGCATACTTGGAATGTATCTCATACCCCGACTTGCGTATACAGGGGATGAGTGGGATACTGCTCACCCGTGGTTAGCTCCAAATGTCAGCTTAATGCCACTGCCTACCGTTTATGCTCAAGTTGTGCCTAAGCCGTCAGTGACTGATAAACTCGGGGGATATTTGCCAAAAAATAACAAATTGTACACATATCCGTTTTGTTTTTTTAGACTTAACAACAGTTTAGGTAGCTCCAACGATTACCGATATGAGTTTTTTACGACTGATAACGCCACGTTTAGACTGTCAAGCAGTGGGGTGACACCCGACCAGTCGGTATACTGCACCCCACAAAATTACAGAGGATTTATGTTAGATTGGGATAGCAGTTTAATTTATGACACTTATCCTGCGACAAGCTTTATCACGTCTGAGTATAACGACTATATCGGCAACAACTCAAATCGTCTGCTTGCAGGGCAAATCTCACGAGTTGTCAGTGCAGTTACGGCGGTTGCGACCGCTCCCGTCAATCCTGCGGGCGCAATAACTTCTTTGGCAGGAAATGTCATGGAGGGGGTAAATGAATATGCGATGTTAAAAGATTTGCAGGGTCAGACCTCAACTATCGGCGGCACGGCAAGCGGATATTTTAATTTATATTTCGCGCAAAATTTTTTTATCGGGTATCGTGTTACTGTAAACGCTACAGTGGCTAAACAGTATGACGATTTTTTTACGATGTACGGCTACACAGTCAATGAGCTAAAAGTGCCGCAGTTTGCGCAAAGTCAGCGCCGCAAATCTTACAATTATTGTAAGACGCGTAATGCGTGTATACGCTCACTCGGCGCAAACACGCTGGGTATACCTGATACTGCTATAAAAGATATACAGTCGGCTCTTGACGGCGGCTTGTGCTTATGGGAAACTTTAGGAAATGTGGGAAACTTTAGCGTTGATAACGGCTTATAAGGGGGTGATACAATGCCTAAGAGAGTAAGAGATACATTTTTCAATTCAAGTTTGTTTGAAAATAAAGCGTCTTGGAATAACTATACATATCGACTATATGAAATGGCGATGTCGAGGGGTGCGTGGTCGGGAATGCCCCAGTCAGTTGATGTGCGCTATCTTGAGCAAGTGCTTATAAATCAGGGAGCGGCGGTGTTTTTTCGTGATGATGTTCTCGGGTATCTTTGCTTGCCCGTCACGCTAAACGGCAAGCTTGATGTATACGGAAATCCGAGGGATTTTGTCGCTATATCCGATACAGGATATACCAAAAATCTAAACGTTAATAATGGGGTTATCATATATAATAACTATTTGCGAACACCAAATATTTTTGATATAAAATATTACGCAGATAGATTATATCAGTATGACAGAATTATTGATGTAAATATCAACGCACAGAAAACACCTATACTGATAAAGGCAGACCAAAACGAAATACTGACAATGAAAAATGTTTATCAAAAATATGACGGAAACCAACCCGTTATATATGGCAAAAAAACATTGTCAGATGATAGCTTGACAGTGCTAAAGACGGACGCTCCATGGGTAGCTGATAAGATATACGACTTAAAAGCCAAAATATGGAACGAGGCTTTGACACAACTCGGTATACCAAACTCGGACACGACAAAACGGGAACGCATGATAAAAGATGAGGTGCTGACAGCACAAGGGGCGGTTATCGCCACGCGAAATTCGCCGGAAAAAATGCGACAGATAGCCTGTGAGAAAATCAACAAAATGTTTGATTTAGATATATGGTATCAGTTTGACACTATTGACATAGATAAAACTGTAAAAAAGGAGGTATCGGACGATGAGCCACTATACAACCCAAGTGAGGGCGATATGCGAGACGGCGGCAGGGCTGACAAGTGAGGGCGGATACGATGATGTAGCGCAAGTCTTAAACGCTTCGTGGAATAAAATTTTTGAAGAATTTACCATTTTCGAAGAAGCACACCGAGAGATTTTGTGCAAGAAAATCCTGCTTCACTACTACATGGACGAGATAGCTTTTGAAACTGTGGGGCTGTGGAAACTGGAATTAAATGCCAAAATGCAGGAAATAATGCCGAAATATAACGAATTGTATAGTATATCGGCAAGCATATTAAACCCACTGTATAATAAAAACGTTGTTAAAGAGTTTACAGGAAATGTTACAGACGATAAAACTTCTACACGCACTGACAACTTAAAAGATACGCATAGTGGGGATGTAAAAACAACTCACACAGACACACGTACTGATGATTTGACTGACACTAACGGCGGCAAGCTTGTCACAGACACGGACAGCACACGCACAGACAACCTGTCTGCCAAAAAGACGGTCGGCACAGATACCACCGTGAGCAGTGAAGCAAGGACGTCAAGTGATGTCGATACCTACTCGTCCGATACTCCACAAGGCAGTCTTTCCGATATAAAGTCGGGTAAGTATATGACAACCGCAAATATATCTGATAGCACAACAACAACAAAAGGTAAAGATACTACCGCCACGGACACGACCGACACGACCGTAAACACAGGCACTCAGCAAAACACCACTACTGACACGGTGACTGATAGTCGCACTTTAAAAAAGACAGGCACAGTAAAAGATGAGGGTACAAGCACTGTCACAGACACAAGCGCAGTCACTCATACTGGCACAGTGTCAGACACTGGAAAAACGGTGAGCGACAGCAAGCACACTGAAAAGGTATCAGGCTATGAGGGCAGTGATATACAGGGCGAATTACTTGCAAAGTATAGTAAAAGTATAATAAACATCGATTTGATGATAATAAATGATTTATCAGACATGTTTATGCAGATATGGTAAGGGGGATTTACAATGATTGATAAGTTAAAGTATTGGTGTCATAAGATTTTACCGCTTGTCTATGATGATAGTTTAAGTTACTATGAGGTGTTATGTAAGACAAGCGCAAAGTTAAACGAAGTTATTGATAGCACAAACGGCTTACTTGCCGCTTGGAACACATATAAAAATGACATTGACAAGGCTTTTGGCGAGTATACCGCAGTTCTTGACAAAAAATTTGCCGACCTGACCGATAAAATAGACGCAGACTTTTTACGCTACAGAGATACGGTCAATAGCGAGATACGAGACGAGTTTGCCCAGCAGGAGCGGAGGATTAAAGCTCAGGATGACAAAATCTCCGCACAGTATACGCAGATAACGGCTATATCTGATAATGTCAATACCTTTATAACCGAGTATAACAAAACTATAGCAGAGATACCTACTATGGTGGTGGACGCTGTCAATGCTTGGCTTAACAATACAACGAACTATGACAACATAGTCGCCGACTTGGCAGGGTCTTTACAGGGTCTCAAGCACTTTGATACAGTCGCTGACTTAGTAAATGCCACTTTTACCCAAATCGCAGGTAAGGAAGTCTGCGTTTGCGAAAACTACTACAGTGGTGACGGCGTTTTCACGATGTGGGAAATTTTGGAAATGTCTACTCCACCTGCGCAGGGGGCGGAGGGTATTGTCAGAAAAGCACTTCCTCACGCCGAAGGCGACTTATACTACAGAGTGGCTCTGCTCCGCTCGGACTGGACAGCGTCCACGCTTGGTATAGCTACCGCGCCGACTATCACAGCACGCTCCGCACAAATGGCGGCTTGTGCAAAATGGAATTTTAATCCAATTTTAATTGATGCCGACTTTAGTGTTGATTTGTCTGGGATTAACACAACCAACAAAACACTTAAAGTGTATAGTAATCCGTCAGTAAAGCATACACTAACATTAACAAACGGCAATAACTTTATAAGTAGTTTTAAAGATGTGAATATTATGCACAGTACAAATAACTTAAAACATATAACAAATGATGGTGTAAGCTTTGACAACTGCGATATACTTACTAACAGCGGAGCAACGGTGGAGGTATGTAACATCGCTATCAAAAACTGTACGATAACTGCGTCACAGATACAGTGTACTGATGAGTATACAAGAGCCGATTATATGTTTATTAACAATGTTTGGTCGGCAAATACTATCTTTGGCATAGTATTAACAAATGCAAATGTTGACAGTATGCGTAACTGCGTTATCACAGATAATCGTATCACAAACACGTCAGCGACACGAACAAGGCTCTTGTTATCACCTGCAATACCAGCTCGAAACATCAAAATTACAAATAATGTAATATATAATTCGCACGTGTCAAGTGATAGTGCGATAGCAGACGGAGTTATCGCCGCTTTTACGGCGGTCGGCACTGCGTCAGAGTTCACACTTACCGTGACGGGTAACACAGTATACTCGTCAACACTTAACACGGCTATGACCCTTGGTCGAACAAGGGACAATTACCAAAAGTTTACACTGCTGTACAAGGATAACAACGTGCTTATCAACAGTGGCACAACGGCAGATCCGTCATGGTCGTCCGTGTTATCGACAGCGATACAGACTAACGGTGATTTTTATTCCAACTTTATCGGTGACCTTGATACATCTGCGATACTGTACTGTCAGCATAACGAATACACGGCGGGAGACATCGGAACATCAAAAGTCTTACCCTTTAACACAGCTACAAGTGTAGGGTATAAGCCGCAGAGTGACGGCACGCTTTTAGCGCAGGAACAGAACGCCTACTATAGAGCCGATTTCAGCTTTGAATTCCCCTCGTCTCAGACGGGCGATAAAGGACCTCACTATGTGACAATCGGCTTTGGAGGGGAAAGTGCAATGGTGTTTTTAGCGAAAGCTCCACGCAACTTTATCAGCACATCACTGTATTTGTCGCCCGCTTCTCTTGCCCGCACGGACGGTATACTGCGTGTGACTATGTTGTCAAACTACGCTGTGACAAGCGTTGACGCTAATCTCAAGCTTTTCAGACTTGCATAAGATATGTTCCACGTGGAACACAAGCCCCTCATGTGAGGGGCTTTTATTTTTCACAAAACTATCACAAAACTGTCATACAGATTTCACATAGAGACGTTATAATAAAGACCTAAAATAAAACAATAAAGTAAGCCGTAAGGCAGGAAGGAAAACCCCATGGATAAGAAAATAAAGGTTATCAAGGCTCATGGCTACGTGGATAGCGTTCTCTATGACGGCTGTAGTTATATAGTTATCCACTGCTACCGTGACGGCACTTTGCGTGTGATGGTTTTGGGTACCACATGGCATGAGCTTTACACAGCTAAGTACTCCAGCAAGTCTTACGCTGTAAAAAAGGCAAAGGGCATGATACTCACTTTTGTGCATGCGTATCGTGGCACGATATAATGAGGGCTTCAGCCCTCGCCCTTCGGGGCGGAAGGGGGGTGATTAAAATCAGACCATATAGAAAAAGCGTCACGCAGACCAACGGCGGTTATACTCAGCTATGGATAGCGGTTATACAGCAAGCGGTCAGCGACTACCGCAATTGCCCTCAGATGAGAGCGGCGGTTGCAAGGTTTTTAAAGTCAGACTACTTCGAGAGTATGAGCGGAGCAAGCGGTCAGCTTATACTTGACAGGCTCAAAAAAGAGGTCAAGCAAAATAAAAAATAGTTTTCACAAAACGTTCACAAAACTATCATATAGATTACACATAAGGGGTGTAATATATAGTCAAAGAGATAAGAGGAGCGTAGCTCCTAAACACAATGACAGCCCACTGGGAAGGCTGAGAGCTTCGGCTCTTGCCCTTCGGGGCGGAAGGGGGGTGTAAAAATGACATATGTCATAATCTGCAAACTTGACAATGGAAATGTTATTCCAGCTTTTGCTAATGATTTTAAAACTGCGTTAGCAACAGCGGAAATGTTTAACGGCGGCGAGTACACAAAAGACGTCACTATAATAACTGTCGAAACTGGGGCAACAACAAAGGTTATTTTTTAAGGTTCTGAGGGGGTTGACCTTATCAGCCCCATCCCAACCCGTAAGGGTTAAAATATGCCCGTGCGCAACGGCAAAATAATATTGCGCTCGTTGTTTATATCAGCTTTAGACCAAAGCCGCATTATCCCTGTGCGGTGAGCGTAAGTACACAGCCACCTGTTCGGCTGATGAGCAGGAGAAAGAGAGTTATCATGTTAAGCACAAAGAACATAGGCAAGGTGGAGCTTTTCAACGCAAAGAGCGCATGTGTCGCTCTTCAGACAGTCAGTGAAACCTTGATAGTGACAGGAGCAGCTATAGTTGACGAAGCAAACCCTGACAGCGGCGAATTTGCCGAGGTGGGATATCTTTTCGACAAGGCGGGCAACGTTTATGGCACAATTTCAAGCACGGTCATAGATATGCTTCTTGACCTTATCAAGTTACTTGACGAAGCTGGCGAAATACCGATAAACGTGGTTCACCGCAACGCAAAAAGCGGCAGAGAGTATCTCTCTTTGCAGATAGTCAAGTAAAAGTTCCACGTGGAACAAAGCCCTGATTCGTTCGGGGCTTTTTCTTTTTTCACATAACTTTCACAAAACTATCATACAGTTTTCACGAAGGAGCGTTATAATAAAGACCTAAAATAAAACAATATAAAGTAAGCCGTAAGGCAGGAGGGAAACAAATGGTTGATAACGTTGATGTTCATATCGGGCAAATGTTAGGTAACTTAACTATGAACATTGTTAAAACTTCCACCGAGATAGAGCAAATACAAAAGCTTTTCAGTGATTGCAAAATCGTTTTGGAAGAAAACTACGCAGAAGATTTTGTTACCGCTTTAACGAAGCTTTTTGCACTGATAAACATGTGTGAAAGGGAAGATGTTGACGGATGAAGAAAAAATTGCTTAAGCCCTTGTACCTACAAGGGCTTGGGGTTATTCCCGAGGGAACAACGATGGATATTTTGAAAGTGACGAATAGCACCGTGCATATAGAGATACGCTCAGGATTAAAAGCCGTGTGCGGCAAGTCGTATTTTTACAAAGGAAGGAAGAAACATGGCAAAAAGAAAAACACTGGCTCAACAATATGAAGCACAGCTGACGAGAATAGCCAAAAGATTGAAGGAAATGCAAAAGCGTGGTTATACCGTTGTTGGTGATTTTCAGCACACGACCCCTAAAAAAGTTACCAAAAAGATGGTTGATGATTTGAAAGCCATTACACCTAAAAGCCTTGCAAGGCTTTCTGACAAAAACCACACTATTGATATAGGCACGAAAAAACAGCTTGTACAAAAAGTCAAGCAGTCAAAGAAAATCGACTATCGAAAAAAACCTATAAGCGTTAGACCTCCTAAACCTTTGCCCCCCCTTAAAAAACGCCCTATAGGGGGTCGACCCATAGATGAAAGTGATATGATATGGCAACGAATTCAGCAGATACTTGACACGCCATATGATACAGGGTTAAATATACCCCCGTGGAGATACGCCGAGCATATCGCCGATATACGGGGGCTTTTAAATCAAACTATAGCACAAATTGGTAAAAAAGGCGTTATACATCGTTTCGCAACGGCAGGAGAAGTGGCAGTTGAAGCAGTTGAGGGGTACGTTTTTAGTTCAGATTCCGAGCCTATGCACATGATGTCATGGTATACTTTTGTAGACATTTTGACCGCTGGAAATGTGCCTGAAGAAATCAACGAAAAATTGACCGAGTTATCGGACTGGGGTGATACTGTATGATAGCCACATATATGGCGGACTTCGAAACAACGGTTTATGAAGGTCAGACTTTTACGGAAGTTTGGGCTTATGCTTGGTGTAGGCTCGGCTCGGAAAATGTTACTATAGGTAACAACATATATGACTTTTTCAATGATATTATAAATCAAGCATTTGACAAAAATATCGTTGTATTTTTCCATAACTTAAAATTCGATGGGTCATTTTTATTAAACTTTATGTTGTCACAGGATAATTTTAAACAAGCAACTTATCAAGATAGACATGAGGACTGGCACTTTAAAAAGTCTGATGAGCTTAAAAACGGGGAGTTTGTATACATGATTTCCGACATGGGGGCATGGTATGACATTGTTTTAAAATGGCATGGACACTTGATAACTTTCCGTGACAGTTTGAAGCTTTTACCATTTTCAGTGGAAAAAATTGGTAAAGACTTTGGTACAAAGCACCAAAAGACCACTATCGAGTACACGAGAGAGCGCCACGCAGGAGGAGTTATCACTGACGAGGAAAGACAGTATATCGCTAACGACGTTTTGGTTATGTCGGAAGCACTTCAAATTTTCTTTAAACTCGCTGAAAACAAGTCCACTATCGGGGCTTGCTGTATACACGATTACAAAAAAATGACAAAAAAAGAGGACTGGGAAGCGAATTTTCCTGATATGTACGATGAACACATTGACCCTAAAGCCTTTGACGCAGAAAATGCCGACCAGTATATAAGAAGAAGCTACAAGGGCGGTTGGGTATATGTAGTAGAGGGCAAAGAAAATAAAATTTTCAGTGATGGTGTGACGGCAGATGTCAACTCGCTTTATCCCTCTATGATGTCAAGTCAATCGGGGAATTTTTTCCCTGTCGGCGCTCCGAGATTTTATAAAGGAAATACTATACCTATACAATATCTTGACAAAACAAAATATTATTATTTTGTCAGGATACGGACGAGATTTTATTTAAAACACGGGAAATTGCCATTTATTGTAATTAATGGAAATTGGCGTTATCCAAGCCGAACGCCGTTGAAGTCCTCAGATGTTCTCGATGAAAACGGCGACTATTGTGAGTACATAAGGACGGAGAGCGGAGAGATTGAGGACACAAGAGTTATCCTAACTTTAACTTGTACCGACTGGGAGCTTTTGCAGGAGCACTATAATTTGATTGACTGTCAAATTTTAGATTATTGTGTGTTTAAGTCCGCCATCGGCATTTTTGATACTTACATAGACAAGTATTCAAAAATCAAACAAGAGAGTAAAGGAGCTAAAAGACAAGTCGCAAAGCTGTTTTTAAATAACTTGTATGGCAAAATGGCACAAAGTACCAATTCAAGCTTCAAAATCGCTCGACTGTCGGACGGTGTGTTAAAATTTACCACGCAAAAAGCAGACGACAGAAAACCTATGTACATTCCGATAGGCTCGGCAATAACGTCATACTCAAGAGCTTTTACCATAAGAGTAGCACAAAAAAATTATCATGGCTCAAATGAGCGGGGGTTTATCTATGCGGACACAGATAGTATACATTGTGACCTTGCGCCCGACGAGGTCAAAGGGATAGATATACACCCCATAAAATTTTGTTGCTGGAAACTGGAAAATTACTGGGATAAGGCAATTTTTGTAAGGGCAAAAACATATATTGAGCATACCACACACGAGGACGGAGAAAAAGTCAAGCCGTACTACCTTATCAAGTGCGCAGGTATGTCAAAGGGAGCAAAGGAAAATTTTAACAATATGTTAGTTTCGGGCGAAGCAAGTTTGACTGATTTTAAAGTAGGTCTTGAGGTTGACGGAAAATTATTACCGAAGCAGATAAAAGGCGGTACTTTACTTGTCAACACAACATTTAAAATACACCCAAAAAAGTAATATAAAGCGCTAAGGCACAATGCCAAAGCGCTTTTACTTTATATACAGCCTATTCCGTATCGGTCAATAAAGCGGGTGCAACACCGAAAGTGCCCGAGGTGGTTTTTAAGCCATGCGTCCGCAGAACACCAATATTTAACACAGATAGGCAGACTGCCAAAATTATTTATATGAAAGTGCCATTAAGACAGCACTTTTACAAGCAAGGTCTTTAAAGCGGAAATTCCCGTTGATGAAGTATCGCCGCATACGCTCTTTGATAAAGCCTGCGCCCCCGATAAGCATATACTGCTCTGTGTGGTCTTGTACCGTGGCACTTATCTTGACTGGGTAATCATCGTCCACACGGTAATCGCAAGTCATTATATTTTCATTCGCATACATCCATATTGCGTATTTACGGCTGTCAAAGCGAATAGTTGCAACATACTGCCCACGCCCTTTAGGCAAAGTTAAAAAGGCTTCATTGTCACGTAAATACACACTTTCTGAGCTGTAGTCGCTATAAGACACAGCCGAGAAAGCTCGGTTAAAGCCACTGGCTTTTTGCGCCTTTTGTGCGCTCTCGTTAAAATTACGCTCTAAAACCCACCCATCCCCCCGCAAAAATTTTGTTTTACTGTTTAAACGTGTTACGACCCCAAGGGCGTTATAGTAAGGATTAAGCAGTGACACAGAGTTACTGCACATATAGACAGGAACATACCGCACTTGCTGATGTTCACCACGGGCTATAGAGGTGTGTATGCTAAAAAATTTGTTCAGTTCGTCAGGCACATAGCCGTTATTTTCAGGCTGTATTTCATCAAAAAAGATTGACGTGATGTCATTGAAAAGGTGTGAGCGGCGTTTAATAAATTCCGCTGAGTTTATCGGGATAAGATAGCCGCAGTCCTTATCATTGAGATACAATTCACAGTATTTTTTTTCTATCATTTTCTGTGTAAGTTCATATTCAGGAAAGAAAAGCCCTTGCACACTTTTGAAAAAAGCTTCGGCAAAATTCGTTGCTTCGTACTGCCACCTTACCAACACAGCAAATTTTTCACCACGCTTAATAAAACGGTCAATCAAAAATTTAGCAAAGTCTGTTGTTTTACCTGCGGTTCGGTTACTTTCAACAATAAAAATTTCGGGTCGATTTCCGTTAATGTCAACACTGTTTCTCAGACGGTCACCGTTATAGTATGTTAATTTTTCGTCCATTGTCTACGCTCCACAATTGATATAACCTCAACTCCGCTTGTACGGGCTTCTAAGGCGGCTTTAATGCTCTCATACGGTAATCTATCCTTTGAACGATAAAGGTGCGTTTCAGCGCATTTTACGTTGTCTATGCGTGTTTCAATCCAGTAGTTAGACCAACCGTGAGTAAAGTAATAGTTTAATTCGCTCGGTGACATATACAACAGCTCTTTATCTAACGTGTCGATATTTTTCTTTTTCATCAGATACCTCACAAGGATTTTTGTTTATATTATACCACACTTTTTCTCCATGTCAATACCATATTCAATATAGAATACTGTTTGTGTATATTTTAATATAAAATATTGCCGTGACTAAAATACTTTAGTTTGTATAATATTGAATTGGGGAATATATAGGCAAATTGCGACAACGGGGTCTATG